GTCCTGCTCGCCGTCGGCGGGTACCCCAGCCTTGCGGCTGGTCAGACCAACGCCGAACGTCTGGCAGAAGTCGTCAACCAAGCCGGCCAGTACCTGTTCCAGCGCCCGTGGCGGTTCAGGGAGAGGACCAGCGCGTTCATCAGCCTCGTCGCTAGTCAGGACTATGTGTCCCTCCCGTCCGACGTGGAGGAGATCATCAGCCTGATCAACCGCGAGAACATCGGGTTCAACATCGAGTTGGTCACGCCGGACCACCTCCAGAACCTGCGCGAGATCAGCATCGACAGCGGCGGCCACGGCGTCACCTATGCGTGCCTGTCCCGTGTCGCCAACGCTGCCGGTTCTGCCCTGAACCCGGCACGCCTTGAACTCTTCCCTACCCCGACTGCTGCCGCAACCGACGCTCTCGCCGTGCGTTACCGCGCCGGTTGGGTGGAGATTGCCAGCGGCGCTGCCGACTCATACGAGATCCCGATCCCCAAGTACTGCGACTCGCTCTTCATCCAGTACTGCCGTGCATTCGGCATGGCGTACGAAGACGAGGGTCTGTCCCAGCGTCTGGTTGAGATCGACGCCGGCCCGATCTTGGCCGGTGCGCTGACCAAGGATGGGATCCTCCAGCGAGACATCGGTCGCCTGCGTCCGTCCTACGAGATCGGCTACGGGGTGAGCATCATCCCGAGGTTCACCCAGAACCCGTCTTGAGGTGACCAGTGGGCGTATCAGTCACCCCATCAGCGGCGCAGCAGATCGAGTGGCAGGTCCACCCGACCGTCGTCACCCAGTCTGGTGCAGTTGCTGCCGTGATTGGGCAGGCGGTGTCGAACTTTGCTCTGACTCAGGCGCAGTTTGACTCGCTGATCAATGGCGGAGGCGCACTTCAGCCGACGATCCGCATCGACTGCGAGAACGCTGGCCGCACGCTCATCATGCCGCTGGTGCAGTTCACCGGGTCGGCTACGTTCCAGTTTCAGGTTCTTGGCTGGTCCTACAGCCGTCCTGCCGCGTCGTGGATCTGCCAAGCGGTGACGCACAGCCCGACGGCTGTGAATGCCAGCAACACGGCTGACGCAGGGACTGGTCTTGTCCTTGGCGGCGTGACCTACCGTGCGTTCGGCCTGCTTGGGGTGACAGCGACTACCGGTAATGACGGGGACGGCGGCGTGGTCCCGCTGCCTTCTCATTACGAGTACCTGCCGGTCGAGGGTCTCCGCGCTGCGAACGCTGCGACGCTTGCAGCGTCGAGCGCCATCATTCAGGTCAACAACTACGGCTGGCGCTACCTGACGATCCATCTGCGCCAGACCGCAGGCAGTGTGTACACCTGCAACTTCCGGTGCCTGTACACCAACACGGGCCAGATCTTCAGGTGACACATGGGACTGTCGATCACACCAGAAGCGGCCCGCACTGACAACGGATGGGAGTTCCACCCGACGGTGATGACATCGCTCGTCAGCACTGCGGCGTCGTTGTCCTTGATCCCGCCGTCGTTTTCCCTGACCGATCGCCAGTTCCAAGACATCGTCGTCAAGGGTGACGACGGGGCCACGCTGCCCTACAAGCCGTCGATCGTGTTCGACACGTTCGACCAGAACCGGCTGCTGATCATCCCATGCTTGAACACGACCGGAAGCATCGTTGATCTGAAGTACCAGTTGATCGGCTGGAACTGGAGCATTGGGGCGCAGTCGTGGATTGGTACGGCCATCACGCACTTTCAGACGGCCCGTTCAGGCATGGCTGTGATGTCAGCCGGCACCGGCATCACTCACCCATCGACCGGAGCGACACTGTACAAGCCGATGGAGCGCATCGGCGTGGCGACCGCAACGGACGCAGACGGCGGCGTTGGGATCGTCCCTCTGCCGAAGCAGTACGAGATTCTGCCGGTTGAGGGTCTGTTGTCGTCGGCGACCACGTCGCACGCTTCAGCCTGCACGATCGTGGTGAAGAACTACGGCTGGACGAAGATCAGCCTGCACTTTGTCGTTGGACTGTCGGTCGGTGCCAACGTCAACGTCATGGCCCTATACCGGAGAGATACAGGAGTGTTCGCATGACCATCAAGTCTGATCACAACATGAGGTTCTACAGCACTTTGGGCACGCTGGTGACAGGATTCGCCAGCGTATGCGTCATGCTTGGACGACGTGACGAATCGTTCTCCCGGGCGCAGGCAGACATCGTCGAGTTGCGGCAGATCACTGGTGATCTCGCCAAGACGGTCGCTGCCAGCGCCCAGACGAGCCTCCACCACGCCGAGAAGATCGCAGAACTCCGAGAGCGGATCGACCGTCTGGAGGAGCGCCAGTGAGGTTCCTACTTCTGGCGGTCCTGCTCTGCTCCTGTTCCAGCGGCACGCAGGAGATCGCAGACAGCGCGTCGGCCATCAGCGGTCAGGCCCAGTCAATCACCGACAAGGCTCGCGAACTGACCGTCTTGGCCGGACAGATCGACGAGAATCTGGCAGCCGCACACGGCTACTTGGCCGGCGAGCAGCAGGATCCGGGCAAGGCCGTCGAGCGCATCGAGGCGTCCCGTCTGGTGGTGTCTGGTGTCACCGACAAGGCAGACGAGATCATGGTGCTGTCCAACGAGATCCACGCAGAGACCACGGACATCGTCGGCAGCCTGCCGTCCGTGAAGGACACCACGCCTTGGTGGGTAAGTCTGGTGAGTCTTATGGTCACTTTGGGGCTTATGGCCCTCGCCGCGTTTATTCTGGTGCATACGGGGATCGGAGCATCTCTGGGCGCGTTGCTCAGGAGTCTGATCCCGAATCGCAGGAGCAAGTGATGATGATCCTTGGCAGCATCGAGAGCCTTCTTGGCTCAATCTGGTTCGCGGGCTTGACGTTCTGTGCCGGCTATCTGCTGGCGCACATCTGGCCGGTCAGCGCGTTCAAGAAGAAGTGAGAACCCCCGTTCTGCCCTGCTCCCCCCGTACCCGGGGGTGAGCGGGGTTCTAGGAGATAGACATGGCAACCCGTATTCAGGTCCGTCGAGACACCGCAGCAAACTGGACCACTTCAGGAACGACAGTGCTTGCGGCTGGCGAGATCGGCTTTGAGACCGACACGCTGCTGTTCAAGATCGGCGACGGCTCCCAGCAGTGGCAGAACCTTGAGTACGCGGGCGGTACCGAGCCGATCCGAAACAACCCAAGCGGCACGTCGGTCACTGATCTCAACGCCGCTGCTCTTCGCAACAACGGCAACAGCAAGTACCTGATCTCTGGTGCTGATATCGTCGCGAACGAACCGTCCGGTCTGTCAACGGCGACCGACGGCCAGTTGATGGTGACGGTTGCCAAGTTCGACTACACCGGAACCAGCGCGGCCAACGAGCGTTACCTGATGACGCTCCAGACGCTGACAACGAACAAGTGGTTCACCAGAGTCTGGTCTGGTAGCGCATGGTCCTCTTGGGTTGAGGTTATCCAGACGCCATTCACTGGAAATCTGACCCTTTCCGGCGACATCGCCGTGAATGGCGGCGACATCACGACCACTAACGCAACTGGCAACGTGTTTGAGACCAATGCCACTACGGTCACGCTTGGCCGAGCGGCCACGACGGTCTGCATTGCAGACACCGCAACTGCTGCTCAGACGATCGACATCGGTACTGGGGTGACCGGAAACGGCCTTACCAAGACGATCAACATCGGCACTGGTGGTGCTAGCGGTTCCACGACGAACGTCAACATCGGTGATGCTGATGGTGGCACGGTTGCTGTAGGAAAGGACATGACGGTTGGCGGTACGTTGGCCGTAACCGGGAACTCGACATTGACCGGCAATCTTGCCGTCAACGGGGGCAACATCACGACGACCAGCACCGGCACGGCAAATGTGTTCAACGCCAACGCGACCACGCTGAATGTTGGTCAGGCCGCGACTACGGTCAGCATCGGTGCTACGACTGGCACGGCAACGATTCGCAATGCCACGACGGCGATCTCTGGTGCCGCGACGGTCGCCTCAACTCTTGCGGTCACGGGCAATACCACGCTGACCGGCACTCTTGCCGTCAACGGGGGCGACATCACGACGACCAGCACCGGCACGGCAAATGTGTTCAACGCCAACGCGACCACGCTGAATGTTGGTCAGGCTGCGAC